ATCTGGTTATGAATTTCTCACAACATCTGGTGCTACTTCCAGAAATATCATACAAAATAACTTAAATGGTACAGACCGTCGCCCATTAACGTTTGCTCATGAAATAGACGCAAGTACACAGGCGGAATTTGCTCGTTTCGACGAAGCGGGTAATTTGGGTATAGGTACGACAACCGTGAGTGCGAATGTACACATATATAACACAGAAACAACCGACCAAACTCTTCTCAAACTCGAGAGTCCAGGAACAAACAAGGAAACTGGTATGCTCATCTATACTGGTGATGGTGAGGGTGGATACGTGAGAGGATTCAGCAATTCTGACAACGGAACGACTGGTCTCATCATGGGTGTAGCCAATAATAGCACTCTGACGAACTGCATCCACTTAATTCAGTCGAGTAATGTGGGTATCGGTACAAATGCACCAGATACAAAGTTCCACGTGTATGACGGTACACCACGAGTAGAGAGTTCAATGAGTAATGCGACGATAGAACTCACTACCACAGCGGGAAGTTCTAACATATATTCAGACACTACCGGTAATGTTTACATAAATCCGATTTCTGATGTGCCAACCACGGTGGTAAACAGTAATTTGGAAGTGACTGGAAATTTTACGATTGATGGTACAGTTAATCTTGATACTCTACCAATTGGATTAAATGGTGAAGCAGCAAATACGAGTCTTCATGTGAACGGTGGTGTCATCACGAATTCGAATGAAGTTGCATCCAAGAAATATTCAAAGACTTTCAATATTACAGCAGGTAATGGCCAGGATATTCAACTTGGTTTCGGAATTCCTACATTTTATGCGAAAGTTGTGGCTATGCTTAGGGAGACGGGAGATGCAAGTAACACGAGCACGATGATACTGGAATTGCAAGGTGGTGTTCATGATGGAGATGAGTTAAGTCTCATTAATGATATAGCTATCGGAACCAAGAACATTTTCGGTGGTACGAATGCATATCCATGGAGTCCAACTGTGACGACAGGTTTGAGGAGTGTAAACATACAACCGAATACGAAAGATGTAGTTGGTGTGAATTACAACTATGACGTATTTGTTGAAATAATAACTGCAGTTGGGGGTGGTTTAGAAATTATAGGAAATGGCAATGATCAAGAAGGTGACCTTGATAGAGTGAATTATATATCCGGGCAGACAATTGCCACGTTTAACTATTAAATTTACTATGAGGGAATACCCCACGGTAGATTCAATACACATTTACGCCCTGATGGTATCAGAGACGGCTAACACGAGTACGCCGACAATGAAAGCCATGATGACGTAATTCAGTTCAGTTTCTTCACGACCAATTTGAGGTTTCACCTCCTCGGTCTTTGCCTCTACGACAGGCGACTTCGGCCTGGCAGGAGGTTCAAGTTCCTCCAGCGGACAATACGCTATCATTTATATACTATTTAGAGATTAATTTCTGTCTTCTTCTTTCGTCGAGTTCGCTTCGTTTTAGTGGAACCACTGACGTTCACCTCCTTCACCTCACCACCAGTAGAGTCCCCTGAGATTGAAACGATGTCAGAGAGGTCGTCGTCTTCCTCTTCGACGGGTTGAGACATCGTGGTGTTCATAGGTGGAGGTGGGGGCATCATGATGCCGCCCATCAGGCTTGAGATGTCAACACCAGGGCCCTTCATCTCGTACTGCCCAGTTCCACCCACAGGGGCATCAGCCGCTGGACCATCAGGGGCTCGAGTCGTATTCTGCACCGCCGCCATCATATTCTTGATGAGGTCGGGATTCTGCTTCATGACGTCATTCATGTTTGGCATGACAGACTTGAACATACTGTTTGTCAGGTGGAACATCATCGCCGAACCACCCAACATCATGATGAGCTTCACCTCTGGTGCGACATTCACCTTAGAGCGGTACTTCACATACAACTCCTCGAAGACACCGTCATAGTCGTCGACGTTCTCCATCACGGACTCAGACCAACCCTCGAGCTGAATTTCAAAGGGGTTGTACCTCTTATTGAGGAACTCTAAGCCAGTCACACAGGCGATGAGCATACGTCTGGAGAAACGAATAGACTGCTCCACATCGATACTGTAGGTGATACGCTTCACCTCAGACCTGAGTTCCTCCACGTTTGAGTAGGCATTGAGCCTCTTGTTCACGGCAAACCCCTTCTTTTCGAGTCGAGTGAGCTTGTTGAGGAGGTCGGACTTCTCCTCGTCTATGGAGGTATACCCCTTCGAAGGTTGCTCAGCTTGTTGAGTAGGGCCACCCATTGGCTCATCGTCATCATAGAAAGTGGGTTCCTCCTCGCCATAATCAATCTCCTCATCTTGCTGGGACTGGACAGGGGCAGACTGTTTATTGGGATTCACAAAAGCATCCATCGCCTCCTGTTGCTGCATCTGGGGTGGTGGGGGTGGTCTATGCATTGGACGAGGCACAGGCTTGGGACGTGGCATCGAAATCTCAATCTCATCCATGAGAGCCTGTTCATCCGCATCTAATTTCATCACGGTAGTATTTCCTCGGTCGAGAATAATTTCTTCGTCCATCTACTCTCTATGTAGAAACTAAAAAAAATACCTTTAACGCACTTTAAAAAAATATAAACCTATAGTAAATGTTCAAGCTTAACCAAGCCAACCGCAACGCTCTCATGTCCATCACCGTTCTGATGATCATCATTTTTGCCCTGGCCATCTTCAACGGTGGTTCCAGCAACTACCAACCCAGGCCAATTAAGATTACCCCCGTCAGTGAGGCGTCCCTCTTCGACCTCGAGAACAAGGTTGATTGCACTCCCGGTTACAAGGAGGGTAGCGCTTACACCAAGTCTCTCACTCCAGGTGGTCTCTGTGGTGCTCAAAAGCTCGTTGGTGAGCACGCCGGTTATGAGATTGCGGACGGAATCGGCGGATCTTTAATCTAAACTAACTATAAATGGCTCTCATCACTTCCCCCGCTGAGACTATTCCCGACCTCAATTACGAGTATCACACTGTTACGGTTGATACAATAGGTCAAGACAGTGCCAATACTTTCACCTGTTATCTCAACCAACCCCTCAAAAATGTTGTTCAGGCGAGACTCCTCGCCGCTCGTATAAATACGACCACGGATACGAAGCACTGCTACATTTCCATCGATGAACTAGATTCTATCTTTTCGGACCGTGCATCCAATGTTCACGACGGTCAAGCATCTCTGAGTATGCTTCGCAGCTCTTTTGCGAGTCTCGTGAAGGATGCGGATAACTTCGTGACATTCAAGGATGATTACACCGTCGCCACGCAATATGTGAATCCCATTCGTCGCATCGACCGCCTCACCGTGACTATCCGAAATCAAGATGGTGAAACGATTGAGCGCACGGGTGCTAGTGACCAAAACTTTTTAGTTCTTCGTTTCGTGTGTAGAAAACCAAATTTGTAATTTTCTCCCCTTAGAGTAGTATACCATGTCTGCTGGTATTGTTCAATTGATTGCTATCGGTGCCCAGGATGAATATATCATGGGCAACCCAGAGATATCTTTCTTTAGTTCAACTTTCAAAAGACATGCTAATTTTTCACAGTCCATTGAAAAACAAACAATCCATGGAGCGGTGAAAAACAATTCTATGTCCAGTATTCAGTTTGAACGAACTGGTGACCTTCTCGGATATGTCTATTTTACCCTCGATGATACGACCCAAGCCCTGGATATTCAGAGATGGGATACCATTATCGATAAGGTGGAACTTCTCATCGGTGGCTCCCTCATCGATACACAAGATGCCATCTTCACCGAAAAGATTGCCATCGATACGTTCGCACAAAATGTATCCAGAAGTGCGAATGGAACTCACCCAGGTGTGAGTGCTCGTTCCTATTTCTACCCTCTACGCTTTTTCTTCTGTGAGGGTCCCCAATGCGCTCTACCCCTCGTGGCTCTTAATTACCACAACGTAGAAATTCGTATTCATTGGGCTACAGCCGCTTCCAACTACAACGTTGAATGCTACGCAAATTATTACTATCTCGATAACGAAGAACGTGGAAACATCGCCTCTCGTAAACACGACCTTCTCATCACCCAAGTACAGAAAAATATCCCATCCCGAACCCTCGTACAAGACCTGACATTCAATCACCCCGTGAAGTATCTCGCATCATCAGACACGACCATCGATGGTGCACTCACATCACCAACAAATAAAGTTAAGCTGAATATCAACGGTCTCGATGTCGGTAATTATAGATGGGGTAAACCTCATTTCATAGATGTGATGAATTATTACCACACAAATTTCGTGACTTCCCCAGATTTCTTCCTCTACTGTTTTTGCATCTCGACGAGCTCCCTCCAACCCACAGGCACTCTCAACTTCAGTCGATTAGATTCAGCCAAGATTATGAGTGAGAGTATGCCTATCAATGACCCAATCTATGCAGTTAACTACAACATCTTACGCATAGAGAATGGTATGGCGGGCCTCCTCTATGCAAATTAAAATACAATGTTATAATATATGGTCAAGAACTTACCTACGATAGAGAGGTCTACCAGAGTGAGATTTGGTAGAAACACACTCGATGACCAGGCGGAAAATACGATTGTGTTCAATGCGAGTAACACCGCAATTCAAGCGAACACACCGGGTGCATTGTATCTTACACCCGTTCGTAATAGACCAGATTATGAAGATCCAAATATTGTACTTTTAATGTATAACAAAGAGACAAAAGAAATTACCGAATCTGGTGAAGCTGCGACAGATATTATCGAAACAACCCTCGAGGGTGCGACAATTCGTGGAAATGTTATCCAAGCGAGTACGGTATATTTCAACAATGTAGAACATACATCATTCGTAACGGAATCCAGTGTTGGTATCGTAAACACAAATCCACAACACACTCTCAGCATCGGTTCGAATGTGTACGTCGATGATACGGGTTCGAATGTTCTGGTCGTATCCGGAGGTGTGCATCTTAGTGGAAATCTCACTGTAGATGGTGGTGTGACTACTATTTCGACGGAGAATCTCGTCGTAGAAGATGCCATCATAGAACTCGGAAGGAATAACACGTCTGATGATACAACCCTCGACTTGGGTCTCATCATGAATCGCCCAGGTTCCAATGTCACTGTTGGGTTCAGAGAGGGGGCGGATGAACTCGTTTTAGCGTACACCGAAAGTAGTGCGGATAGTAACACTATCACCCCTATAACTTCCGAAGAATTGGATGTTCATGTGTATGGTGGGTTGTGGACTGAATCTAATGTAGGTATAAAAACCACAAGTCCCAACGCCGAGCTCCATGTTGTTGGTAACACTTACATTTCTTCCAATCTCACTGTGGATACTGATACCTTGCATGTAGATGCTGGGGACAAGTCCATAGGACTTGGAACGGTGAACCCCAAAGCCAATCTCCATGTTATTGGAAACGTCTATGTGAGCTCCAACTTGACAGTCGATGAGGATACTCTACACGTAGATACAACAACCAATTCCATCGGAATTGAGACAAAGAACCCCAAAGCCAATCTCCATGTCGTTGGAAACGTCTACGTTTCTTCAAACCTGACTATAGATACCGACACTCTCCATGTAGACTCAGTCGTAAACAAGGTTGGTGTAAAAACCAAAACACCCCATGCTGAGCTCCATGTAATCGGTAATACTTACGTTTCTTCAAACCTGACGGTGGATACCCAGACCCTTCATGTGGATGTGGTAAACAAGTCCACAGGACTTGGAACGGTGAACCCCAAAGCTAACCTCCACGTCGTTGGAAACGTCTATGTGAGCTCCAACCTCACCGTGGATACGGAGACTCTCCATGTTGATGTGGTAAACAAGTCCACAGGACTTGGAACGGTGAACCCCAAAGCTAACCTCCACGTTGTGGGCAATGTCTACGTGAGCTCCAACCTCACCGTGGATACGGAGACTCTCCATGTGGATGTGGGGGACAAGTCCATAGGACTTGGAACAGTGAACCCCAAAGCTAACCTCCACGTTGTGGGCAATGTCTATGTGAGCTCGAACCTCACGGTGGACACTGACACTCTCCACGTTGATGCGACGATGAATTCCGTTGGAATTGGGACTAAGATTCCCACTTCTAATCTTCACGTGGTAGGTAATGCATATGTGAGCTCCAATACGACTACCGATGGTACCCTCACTCTCAATCATCCCACGACGGCTCTCATCACAGACCTCACCTCAAATGTCGAAGTCAAACTCGACCAGATGGCTAATGTCGTGATTAACACCACAGACGTTGATGAATCATTAAGAGAGAATCATGTACTGGTTTACGATGGTGTAAATTGGGTGAATGAGTACCCCAATCACAACTATATCAGAATTTACAACGATAGCGGCTCAAATTTATATGCGGGTAATTGTGTGTACATCGTGGGACATCACAACGCAAATCTTGTCGAGGTGGCTCTTGCGAGTGCGACAAGTGCAGATACGATGCCCTCTATTGGTATCGTGTATAACGACGATATTCCACAAGGTGAACAGGGTGTCGCTGTGGCGTATGGTAAAGTGAACAGTTTAGACACCAGTGCCTTCTTGGAGGGTGACACTCTCTACGTGAGTAATGTGGGTGCGGGTCTACTCTCTAACGTTAAACCTTACGATGTAGACCTTGACCTCATCCAAAATATTGGTGTGTGT